GGAGTGTTTGCATCGTTGGTAGAATCAAGAATCAGATATTGTCCGAGTAAGTCGGAAATTAGGACGAAGGAGTCAGTTGGTTCAACAACGGTGTCACCCTGATTGAGATTGGTTGCAGGGATCAAGTTAACAAGTTGAATTCTACCACCATCAAATGTTGCTCTAAAATAGTTAACTGTTCTTGGTGGAACTAGATCAGCGTTAATCTGACCAATTGCATTCAACTGAACGATAGCATTTGGAATTGCATTAGTAGAAACTGTTTTATCAAGAACAGTACCAAGTCTATTATTAAGGAAAGATCTGATTGCTAACTGAGTTGAAATTCTGGTGTTCTTAGCACCACCAGTTTCATTGTCTCCAAGACCAACATCAGTGGAGAACTCTTCGATAACAGCACCACCAGATAGGGACAGTCGGATAGAATCAAGTGTACCAATCGTAACGGTGTTGTTAAAGATGATGTTACCAGTTCTGTTGAATGCAGTAATTGCATCACCAACCTTAAAGTCACCCAGTTCGTTAGTACCTGAGGAGTAGACTCGTCCACCAAGTTCAGAAACCTGTTCGGTAGTCGTATCAGTCTGTCCACCGTTTTCAGGTAAAGCGTTATAATCAATACCAGAACCAGAATATTCCCAGGTATGTGCAGAAGAGTTGACGATAGAAGGTCTGTGGAAGTGTAATCTATAAGTTTCTGGTAGGTTAGCAATATTGAGGATTTGGTTTCCAGTTGTAGTAGAATCAACCTTAAACTCAACGGTCCAATATGTTGTAATACCTGCAACAACAGTTACACCAATTCCAGTGACTGGAGTTGGACTATGGTCAGAGATAGTATTACCGGCAACATCAAATGGTCTTCTAAGTCCACTGGATAGTTCCAGGCCAACCAGAAGTTCTCTACTACTTTGATCATAAGTTACAGCATAACCGATCGCAGTTCCTGAAGGAACAGTTTGTTGAACAAGTCTGCCAGACTGGAATATTGCAGTAGAACCAATACCTGCAAGAGTAATTCTTTGATAGGAGTTATGTGCGTCGGTAACATCAGTTGCAAAGAAGTCTTGAGATGCCTTGGTTAAGGTATGAATACCACCTCCACCAGTGCTCTGTAGATCTACTAGAAGTTGAAGTGAATCATCTTCATATAGTTGAATAGTATTCGCATCAATATAACCAATATAGTACTGGTTATCGTTAACCAGTCCTTGAATAATTCTATTTGGAATTACTTGCTCATCACCGTTATAGACAACAGCATCACCATTTGTGAATCCGTGGTTGGTAATTGTGAGAGTTTCTGCAACGGTGTTGACTGCAGTTGTTGCATTAAAGTCTTTTGAAGTAGCTGTTGGTTTGAATAGGTTAGTTCTATCAACTAAAGAATCGTCAAAGAATCTTAGGATATAGTTATCAATGTCAGAACGTCCATAACCGACCGCCTTAAGGGTCTGTAGACCGCCTGAAGTACCAGTTGCAGCAACTCTACCTCTATCAAACCTAAACGAGTTTCTAGAGAATCCTGTCGCCCTTAGAGAGTAGAAACCAAAGTTAGTTGCAGAGTTGGTAATGGATAGATAACCACCAGACTGTGCAAGTGAACCATATCTACAGAAGATTTGGAAACAGGAAACAACCTGAGAATAACCATCGTTGATAACACGCCAACCAATACCACCGAAGGAAACCATGGTAAATGCCGCAGCAACCATCGACTTACCTTGTTCAGGTTGTATGTTGTCTGCGTTAAGTTCGACCTCTTCTTTGATAATTGGAGTGTTTGGTGACTGTACCTTAGCACCGTCAACCAGAATACCGTTACCTCCAAGGAACGAAAGAATAGAACAGTTCTGAATATAAGGAGATCTACTAATAATTGGTTTATCTAGTTTGGTTGCATATCCAAGTCTAGAAACTGATGTATCCGCTGGATCGTCAAATGCAACTGCGAAATTCCAAGTAGATTGTGGAATACCTGCAGAGTCAATTGCATCCTTCATCGCAAAACCAGTCAGGTACATACCGTTTCTTACACGGAAGAGGTCCTTACCTTGGTTTAGAGGTCTGATGATAGTATTTCTGAGGTTATCACCAACAACTGCAATATCATCATAGAGAATAATTGGGTTGTCTTCTACGTAGTTACCCGCCTCAACGAAGATACAAACTGGTTGTGATTGAGTCTGTGGAAGGGTTTCTGCAGGAACAGAACCGATTCCACTGACGGCAGTGGTAACAATACCAACATAGTTGTAGATAGAAGATCTTACATCAGCACAATCTGCAACACCGAAGTTAATTGAGGTTGGAATACCCGCCAGTGATCCACTAAGTACAGCAGTTGTCAGAATACCGACTAAGTTATCAATTGTTGCTTGGGTGTTTGCACAAACCAGATCGCCCTTATTAGTTCCAATACCAGCATCAAATGGTCTGGTAAAGTCTTGGAAGTTTAACTGGTTAGTAATTGCCTTTTTAGCATAGTAGGCAAGACTTGTAAATGCATAACCAGAAATCGATTCTTCCGCAACCAATCCATCAGTCTTAGGATTACCAGCACCATCAAAGTAGAACTTGGTTGCACGTTGAATATGTTGGTTACTACCAAACGATACATCCATTGTGACTGCATCAATGATATATCCAAGGTCTCTTGCACACTTTCTACCACCCGTGACCATGGTAGTTGCAATACCTACGTTTGCACGTACATTGTTTTGATAATCAACTACAAAATAACCATAGTTTGGTACGGTAGAAATACCAGATGTAGAACCTGCTGCGACGGTTGTAGTAACAATACCAGTCAGTGTGGTGATTGTAGATCTTACGTTAGCGCAGTTAGATGCACCATTATTATTTCCTGTAAGAGGATCATTTGGTGCAGTTAGATCTGTTACTGCAAGTAGGTTACAAACTGCAGAGGACATACCAACTGCGGCTTCTGTAAATGCAAATACTGATTCAGTTTCTTCATTAAGTAATCCATTTGTTGTTGGGTTTCCATTCGCATCGAAATAGAATCCCATGAATCTTCTTGCGTATTCATTACTACCGCAGAAGACATCGGTTGAAATCGCATCAACAAAGTATCCGAGGTCTCTCTTACACTTAACTTCTGTAGAAGAAATACCAGGATATGTTGCAACAGTTGCTGCCCATGCATAATCAATGATTTCTTGTCTGTTCTTCTGAATTAGACGATATGCAGTATAGAATCTAGATCTATCAGTTACAGGACCGTCATCACCTGGGAAGTAGAATGAAGGAACATCGGTAACGCCAATTGCGACGGATGCAAGTGACTTATCAATAATTTCTTGTCTGTTTCCACTGAGAAGAATTCTTGCGCTCTTATTTCTATTGAAATAGTTTGCATTATTATTTTCTGGATCTTGAGTGATCGTAAAGTCAAAAGTCTGTTGAGTTACAGAAGGATCACTGTAGAATGTTGGTGGAGTTTGGTTATTGACAACATACTGAGTGATATATCTCAGATATTCAAAAGCATATAGTGCAGGTTCGGTAGTAGTTGAGAAAGTAGTAGTACCAAATCCAACTGCCTGCTCTCTAATTTTATCATTACCACCAAATCTAATATTGTAGATTAGATCATCCAATGTATCGCCAACATATGTCTTCCAAATAGACTGATTATAATCTGGGAAGATGGTTGCAATACCAATATTTTCATAGTTAAATTCAACTTTACCAATAACTTCATCAACGATAAAGTCTTTGTTGTTTTCCATCAAATCACCAGCATCCAGATATCTCTGACCTGGAATTACAAATGAATCGAAAGATGCTAACTGTGCAGCTCTCTTAATTGTCTTAGTTGGGAGAGTCTTACCGTCATTGGTGTCACTACCGTTAACTGCTGATACATAGTACCTGTTTTCATAGAGACCTTGACCACCAGTGTTAAATCCGATAGTGTTATCTTCTTGTAGAGAAAGAACCTGACCAACCTTACCAAGTCTTGCAGGTAGAGTTAACGTGTAGTCCGTTGCAACACCAGAGTTAGATGTTCTGAGGGTTACACTTCTGGATAAATTAGTTGTTGAGTTGATACCAGATAATGTCAGACTTGACATGATACCAGCATTCGCTACAAAGGTGCTGACACCAACTATATCAGTAGAATCACCATCAATAGTAATGCCAGTAGTTCCGATACCAATCTTGACCTCTCCACTGACTCTCATATCGCCAGTCATGTGGAATGTAGTCTGTCCTACACCATTGAAGGTAGCGGATCCGAAGGTAGAAACACCAGTGTTCTTTTGATCAACGACTAGAGCCTTTTCGGTTACCGTTAGAATTCCAATAACTCCACGTTGGAAGTTAGCAGAATCTGCAATGTTATTACCTTGAATCTGTACATCTGTAAAGACACCAACGTTGGCATAAACACTACTGATCGCTACACTATCAAACGTACCAGTAGTGATGCCAAGATGAGTACCAATACCACTATCAAAGTATAAATTATCTACTCTACCACTTTCAATACCAGCTGTAGTAATAATACCAGAATTAATGTATGCTAAATCTGTTCTGGATGTAGTAACTCCAAGTTCAGTAGTTAAACCAACATTGATGTAGAATGTTTCGCCTTGAATTGCTGTAATAAATCCGACATCTGCATGAATATCTGTGACCGTTATCGTACTGACACCTAAGGCATCACCAATAGCGGTTGCAAATCCCAAAGTATCTACAGTTCCAATACCAGCTTGAAGAGTAGTACTGATAGCAACATTCGCATTTAAATTACCAATATATGCATTTTCAATATGACCCGTGGTCGTAACACCAATCTGAGTGTATGTTTCATAGTTATATGCATTCGTAGCATTCATTACCGTAGCAATGCCTGCATTAATAAATGCATTGTTTAGATATGCATTATCTGCATGTAGATCAGTAACAATACCTGCGTTTATATTCGCAGTATCTACATATGAAGTTTCTACATTCAAGTTAGTAACGATACCTGCATTGATGAATGCATCACCAATCATAGCTGTAGTTACTCCAAGAGTATCAGCAGTACCAATGACTACATTTGCATTTTCAATTTCTAAGGAAGTAATAATTCCAGTATTAATACGTGCAGTATTAAAGTAGGAAGTTGTAATTCCATGCAGTTCATTCTCTGCTACTATATTTTTACCGAGTATTCTACCAAAATTATCATTTCGGATTACAAAAGTTGTTGATATTCCAGAGGTCTCACCGAAGTATACGCCAAGTTCTTCCGTAACTTGGAAAGTACCACTATTGACTGCAAGTTGAGAAACCGTACTTAATCCGACAGATCCTGTTAAAATTTCTAGAACATATGCTTTTCTACCATCAGAGAAAGCACTTGGATTTTCTACTCGATCTCCAATAACAAAGTTAGCGGTGGTAACACCAGTTAAAATATCACTACCAATTCCAATACTACCTGTTTCGTTAAATCTACCAATTCTACTATTCGTTGCAGATGCAGAAAGAGTAACTGAACTTTGACCAATACCTTGTACTGTTGTTGTATCAGCTAAGTGAACAAGTTCACTAACACCATAACCAACGACAATGTTAGAAGTATCGATGCCAATGATTGTATTTGAGTTTGCTGTTGGGTAGTAACCAAAAGTTGTTACTAGACCACCAGTTCTCTCAATCATCTTAGAGAAGAATATTGTAGTACCTTCGATTCTAGAAATCTCTGCACTACCCGTTCCTTCTTTGATGGTATAAAGTGGATCTGGATCTTGAGCCAACTGGACCACATCACCAGGATAAATTCCAAGAGTATTAACTCCCGTCATTCTATCCGCAAGATAATCTGCTCTATTACCAGATCTGATTCTAAATCTATCACCAGTTACATTCAAACTAGTAGCGGTGATAATACCAGGTTCAGTTACAGTAACATTATTGTAAATACTTAATCCTGCACCGACGTGAGATTTCAGTGCTTTTGCATATACTTCTGGAGCATAGAAAGATCCGAGTCCATCTAGTTGGACAATATATTCTCCTACACCAACTTCAGACCCGAAAGTCGCTCCACCAGCAACTTGAACTCCATGTCCACCAACAATGTATACATCATCATTGAACGTTGAAATACCGTTCATATAGGAAGGAGAGTTTACTCTCAATCCTCCATTTAAAGTAGATTGTCCAGTAACATCCAAGGTGCCTTGCATAAAGGCTTCACTACTTATAGTTCCAGTAGTTGCAGTGAATGCATTTGAAATTGTGAAGAATGTAGAAAATCCACTATTTACATAAAGTACATTTAATCCAGCAGCGCCACCAGCAAGTGTTGTAAATCCAGTAATTGAACCTAGAATTTCTGCACTTTGGTCTACTTCTAAACTACCAAAAGATCTAAGAACTCCACTCGCATTTACATCACCAGAAGCTGTTACTTGATTTACATCTATAAGATCAGCTCTAATTTCACCATCTTGACGTATTGTTGAAAGACCTACAAATAGATCTCCGTTACTAATCGTGGTTGCACCACCAATTGTTATACCTGTACCAAATCCTGCACCTGCACCAACCGATAAACCTGCACCAACATCCAGATTACCGCTAATATAACTATCTCCCGTGACGGTCAAAAATCCTACAAAACCGCCTGGTCCATCAAAAGATGCACCTTGTTGAGATTTAATATAAGTAAATTCTGCAAGACCTCCAGTTGGTCTATCAACAAAAACATCAAGATTGACTACTCCAGGTCTAGCAACTTGGTAGTCAATAATATTTCTAAACTCCATCTCAGCATCAGTGCTGAGAATGGCGTTATTGCTAATTCTAACAGCACCACTCAATCCATTGGGATTTATCTCTGTAACTTTAGTTCCTGCAGGAAGATTAGATGTTCCGTTATCTAAATCGATAACAGTCATTCCTGTAACTATCAATGTTACACCACTCTCTGAGAGAGTAACACCAGTAATAATATCACTTCCAGCCTGAGTAGTACCCAGATCGTCGGTCAAACCATTTGTTTGATTTAATAAATCCGTAGTTAAAAATAGAGTTCCTATGCCAATCGTCTGAACAAAGTGATCAGCTACATTTTCTCCACCAGACTTAACTCTTACTACGTATCCAATACCAGCACCATCAGTGCTAATTCCCCTAATTTCACCAGGAGCAGAGGCTCTACCAGCAAAATATCCAGTAGTAGTATAAGCGTAACCAGTATTAAGTGATTCTTGTAGAGTTATGGTAGTACTACCAATAGATGAAACAAAACCCGAAGTTCCAGCAGCACCAACAGTTACACCTATCCCAGGATCTGGGTGATTTAAAGCTTTAATTGCTACCCTATCACCTAATTTAACACCATCTGTAGTAACACCAGTGATTGTGCGGGTAAATGGATCATAATCAACGTAACCACTTGTTACTATTGTTGGGTCTATAGTTGCAGTTAGATTTCCATCTAATCTTGTTGGACCTACAACGAATAATCCAGAAGCAACTCCAGAAGTACCTATACCGATTGCAGTTTTATTTTGCAGTTCTTGCGTGGTATAGGTTCCAACTAGAGGAAATCCACCTTGAGCATATCCATCATGTACAACCGCTACGTTATTAGTGGTATCAATTGTAAGCTCTCCAACCGCACCCGTAAAGACAGCGTGTTCGGCCGCTGTACCCCTTCTAAGTTGTACCTGTTTGGTCATAGTACGACGCGCTCTTCAACTACTACTTTCTCTGATATATTTAGTATCTTAAATTATGGACACAAATACTCTTGGTGGTTCATAGTTGCGTTTCTGAGTACCTCCACCTGAAGCGCCACCACCTGCAAGACCACCTAATCCACCTGGACCTTGAGCTGCCTCTCCATTAGGATCGTACTTACCAAGATAAATTGTACCAACACCAATATAAGGTGTACGTGCATATGCCTCAAGTCCAGATGCGAGACCAAATAGGCCTCCTGTTCCTTCATAAGGTCTGGCGATAGATTCATTTCCAGATCCAATGATATTAATTGTGCCGCCACCATTGAAGTTCGGTATAAATCGAACATCGGGGAAGAGAAGTTCTCCATAAAGTCTGAAGAGAACTGTTTCTGACTCAACAGAAACTCTAAATTCTTGTTTTGTAGAAGCAATTCCACTAACATATACAGTTCCGATACCCGCATATGGGTAATCAGATTCCAGTGCGGTATTTGCATCACCATAAACGTCATAAAGAATTGTTCCTTCATTTGGATCATATCTAAATCTTTCAGCTGCTCCGTTAAGTGTAGAGAATGTACCAGAACCATCATATCCTGTTCTGGAGAACGACTCGGCACCAATTCCAGAAATAGTGAATAGTCCAGTTCCTTCTTTTGCAAACGAAAGAAGTACTTTTGTTTCTCCTTGAGAAGTAAGTGTAAGGGAACCAGAACCATTGTATACAAATAGATCTTCTTCTGCTGTTGAAGCTGCATCCGAGAATTGCAGTAAAGCAGTTGACGTAATCTGTTGGGTATTTCTAGTAAAGGAATTATTAGATTCATCCTGTCCATCACAAGTAATATCAACCGAATCGCAACCAGGATCTCTCTTACCAATCTTAAATAATCCACCACCACTGACATGTGGAATGAATCTATCAACACATGCTCCAGATAGTGATATAACTCCACCATCACTTTGTTCGGCGAAGGTAAGATTTTCAGCAGGAGTGTCACCACTAACAAAGATGGTTCCAATGCCAATAACAGGAGCCCTGCTGTAAGATTCTGTAGCAGCGCCATCTACCTCGAATAGAATGACATTTTGTCCTGGTCTTGCGCCGACAGACTCGACAAGACCATCGAAGGCAAATAGTGAACCACTTCCTTCATATGCAGATACAAACTTAATATCAGATGCAGCACTAGAAACTGTATAAGTTCCAGATCCAACATAATCAAAGGTTACTTTCTCTACAGTATCTGCAGTTTGAGTGGAGATTGTAATGATACCAGAGGTTCCTGGATCACGTAGATCACCGTAATAACCATAAACTTGAATCTCTCTACAAGAACCAACACCAGAAATATCAAAGAGAGCTGTAGTTACATCATCATCGACTTGATTGACGTATGCCTCAGATCCAATACCCGTGAGACTAATTGTACCACCACCAGAGTATGGTAGTAGTGCTCTCGTAATCGTAAGTTCTTTATCGTCATTAAGACGGAAAGTACCAATACCTGGACTTCCAGGTCCACCAATACCACCCGCACCACGGGGGTAAATTGGCATGTAATATCTACCGCCAACTGGATTGCCAACAATATCAAATCCGAACGGACCAATAGCAAATTTAATACCAGTGGTTCCAACACCAATATTCTGATCAATACCATAGTGTGGTGTATAATCAATATCTGGGTGATTAAGTTCACCACGGACAGTAATTATACCCGAAGTGCCAGGATCTCTATCATCACCATAATAACCATATACACCAACTTCTCTACAAGAAGCAACACCAGAAATTGTTGTAATTCCTGTACCTTCGTAGAAATTAGCTACAAAGACTACACTTTCACCAGTAATGGAAATAATTCCAGGATCACCAACTTCACGAGCAGTAAACTTCTCGTCAGTACCAACTCCAGAAACTACAATATTGACAGTTTCTTCTGGAGTCTGAGCTGATAACCTTTCCCGACCAGTTCCAGTAAAATCATATAAGATAGTACCAACTGGAGGATCCCAGGTGATAGATTCTGCAGCACCTATCGCAGTGAATAGTGTTCCAAGACCAACATGACTGAAGGTTCTGGTTGGATTTTCAATCTCACCGCTGATCTGGATGCCAGTGGTCCCGATACCGATATTCTTATCAATACCATAATGAGGCGTGTAATCAACGTCTGGGTGAACCAGAGGCGTGCCAGAGATAGTGATGGCACCTGAAGTACCAGCACCAGTAATAATGTAAGTATAAAGTAGTCTAGTATCGCCTTCGGTAGTCTGGTCAAACAGAATTGAACCGAATGGATTTGTATTGAGGTAATTCTCAAGAATGAGTCCCCAATTTTCAGGCCTCTGATTTGGAGTAGTAGTAATACTCTCCCAATCAAGAGCACCTGCAGGATCGGTAATATATCCCCAATCTTCTTCAGTGAATCCAAAAGATTCAAGATTATAATTATGAGTTCTACTTTCTAGTTTCTCTCCTGAGAAACCAACCAATATACTATTCTCGTAATCAGCAATAAACTTGACACTAGCTGCTGATGCCGAATTAATTATTATTTGACCCGAAGTTCCTGGATCACGGTCATCACCATAATAACCATAGTTCCACTCAACCTTAGTGGCTCCCGCACCACCAGTGGAGAATAATTGAGTATCTTCTGGAGGATTAACTACAAACTTCTCGACAGAAGAACCTGTAATGCTGAATAACTGTTCGTTCTCCGCTGGATCAAAGGTTACCTTTACATCTGTAGCCCCGACCGACGTATCGAATCGAAGAGTACCAGAAGAATCCGTTGATCGGATAAGTCTTATACCACCATCTTCTCTTATCTCGAAGAGTTGACCAGTACCGACCCAAACCTTGACAAGTTTCTTGAGTACTTCTCCAGCAAGAATAATGTAGAGATCGAGTGGAGGAGTATAATCTTTAGTAGTCTTAGCCTCTCCAGTAATTCCTTCTACTGTTAGACCTCCACCTGGATATTGATCTACAGTTTCCCAAATAAATCCATAGTTCAAATATGGAAGATCTGGTACATTATTTGGACTGTTATATGAAATATCTGAAGTTAAAGTAGAAGAATCATATGTCGGAACAGTCTCGTCCGAAGTTGCTGGATTGTCTAGTAAGTTTCCACTAGCATCCAGTGGATAATATAAATCTGTACTATAATCTGGTTGAGTCTGAACAGGAAGTCCTTCCCCAAAATCTAAATTATCGTCAATATAAGTATTCGCAATTGATCCATAATCTTCCGCTATGAACGGAAAATCTGCCTGTTGTAGATTATACTTAAAAACCTGAGGCATCAGTGCGACCTAAAATATAGTTTAGAGATCACAAAGGAGGGGATCGCTTCATAATAAGCAACCCCCTCACAATTCAAAAGTATTAAATTAAAAAAGAATCAGTCAAGAGCAACGTTCAGGGTGATCTTAATTTGGTCACCGTTGTTCTGAATGGTGTATGGACCATTTGTGAATCTTTCTGCATACATGATGCTGGAATAGAGAGTCGCAGTACCGACACCAGCGTTATTATTTTCGATTGGATTCATTGCAGGTGTGGTTGTGAACTGGTCATTGTTCTCAACCTTAAATACGGTATAAGTTCCAGAAGCAAGAGTTGTATTTGCAGCACCAGCAGCGATGTAGATAATATCACCAGCGACAAGACCGTGATTGGTAATTGTTACTCTACCGAAACTAAAGGTAACATCTGGGTCAGTTTCTAACTGGATGTTATCGACTAGTGGTTTGTCGAGATAGACTACCTTAAGTGCCCTATCAACACCTATAACCTTTGTATCAGCAGCAATACCCGAGTTACCACCGACGTGCATTCCTAAAGTAATATTATCTACACTCTGGTTGGGGTCGATTGTAATGTAGGAGTTGCCGATAACACCAATTACTGGATCAGAGTTATTACCCAAAGTGACTGTGGTTCCAACACCAACTGAAGCACCATGTACAACACCTTGTACGTTAGTTGGCATGTTGTTAGCGCGAGTAACGTAGTAGCCGTATACGTCACCAGCAGCTCCACTGAAAGTGAAAGTCTGTTCTGGATAAGTTGCAGTAGTGCCAGAACCTACTTGATTAATTGTCCAACGTGAACCGTTAAGAAGGATACCCGTCTGTTGAGTATAAGCCTGATCAGTTCTATTGTTTACACAATATGGATAACCAGTGGTGGGTGCATAACCGTATGAGTTGGTGTTACCTACACCGTATGGTTCGTAATAAGCAGTTGACGAAGGTACGTCAGACTCTGCTGGGGTGGTGTTCGATGTGAACAGTTTAAGAACAAGGTTTCTGGGGGACTGATCACCAAGAGTAGGAACGTGGTTGTTATTTGCAACCAAGTACCTTAGTGATTCAAGTTCTCCAATATTGGGGACTAATAGTGCCATTTAAAACAACTCCCTTCTTGGCTACAGATGAAATAACTATTGTTATTTATAAATTTAATTTCAAAGAGATTAGGAATCTCCTAATGTTATTGACCGAAATGACTTCAAATTGTAGAATGTCACCCGATGTAATTATTTTATCCCAATTATTTAGGGTATCATCTCTGACAATTTGGCCATTACTTAGACTTACATATTGATCATTAGTTATGGTCTGAAAAGTTGGAAAAGAACTGTAAGATGCTTTTTTTATCTCTACAGAAACACTTCCAGGTTGATCTGCCATTATTTGAACATGTTCAATACTACCAGTAACATCCAAAGCTAGTGATCCCTTGACTCCAATATTCATATCTGCGGAACCAGAATCAACAATAAAATTGACAGTTCTAGTTAGATCAGCAGTATATTGTAGGGCTACAATGAATATATCGTCAGTAGATAATGGCGCTACTGTAAACTGTATATTACTTTCAGAAACATTATAGTCCTCAACTGGTTCTAGGACCAGATTATTTTTAACTACCAATATTTGTTGATCGTTTATTGGTGTATAAACATTATTTTGGTGAGTTAAATTAAATATAGTTTTAGATCCATTGAACTGTGAGTTCAGATGATCCAGAATCAGATTGGAATTCTGAAGAGATTTTGATGGTATCTCGTAATTGACACCAACGTCATATTCTGGACTTTGATCTACTGATACTACGTATTCTGCCATCAGACAACACCTGGGGTTACTAGAACATTACCTTGAACAGCTCTTGTTCTGTAATCGTTCGTGGACACCAAAATTAAATCATAAACATAACGACCACCTTCAATTGCACTTGAGGCAGTGTATCCCATAGAAACTTTTACCTTTCCCTTCAAACGATCTGGAAAAGATACTGTCAGTGGATATGCAGTCGTTGAGGATGGGTGTTTTCTTATGGAAGAGATTCCAGTATAACCAGTAAGATTCAAAGGTGCATTGTTAAATGCATTATTAATGGTAAAAGTGGCTTGAAAGTCAACACCCTGCTCAAGAACTAGATTTACATTCCTTGCCGCCATTATTAGAACTTACAGTTTTAGCTATTTATCCAATTTATTTAAGACCAATTTTAACATGTCTTTTAAATCCTCCACATCCGACTTTAATTGTTGGATTTCTTCTTTTTCACTTTGTTTTTCTTCAAGTTCTTTTAACTTGAGTCTTTTTGCTTCCATATAATTATTATATTCAGAGTCGGAGCAATTTATGATTGCTCCGCTGTCTAAACGAAATAACCCAGGAATGTCTTTAACTGGTCGTTTTTCCATATCAAGCAGTTGCGATAACCCTGAGATCACGAATCAGAGGAACTTTTGCCAAATTAGTTCCATTCATAACGATTTTAACTTGGAATCCATTGAATAGTGGAAGATTTTTCGCAGTGTACTCATAACTTCTAAAATCATCATCAGTGTTAGAGAAATCGACGATCTTATCTGGTAAACCATCATTATCTGCAACACTAACTACATTTCCATTTGCATCAAGGTTTTTGTAACCAGGGAACAACTCGTAGGATTGATTAGATTCATCAGTATCTGTTCTAAACAATCTGTAAAGAACTCTGATGTCATTACTAGAATGTCTGTATGCATCAAAGAATACTTTCAAATTATCAGATCCTTTTTCAAGTTTAATGATCTTAGTAACATAAGTTGCTGCACTTGGATCTTCTGTCAAGGAGTTAACTCTACCGTCAGTAGAGAAATTAGTGATCTTAGAGTTAATTCTATTTGTAGTTAAAATAGCATTGACTCTATCCAAGTCAATCATTGGTGAAACTTTTGGATCAGTGGTTTCAAGAGCAACTTCAATTGTGAATGATTTCTTACCAGGGAAATCTTGTAGATGTTCATCTTCATTGACTTTAGAACAAATTATTCTTGGAGTCTCGAAGAAATTAGTACTCTCTAAACTGATAGGTTCAAATCCTTGATCATTGAATGATACTTGAGTGAGATTGTCAGGAGAACCTCCAGAGAAAGTTCTAACTTTCGCGGAAACTGTAGTTCCCTCGGGAATTGCAGTTTGTAGATTAGGGGTTAGAGCATTAAATGGGATGTTCTGGGTTGCATGTGGAGTTCTATTAGAATTCTTAAGTGATAATTGATCATAAGAACCACACTTCTTATCTTCGTTGAAGAATAGAACTGGGAATGAATTGGCATTTCCAGTAGTTCTGTCTGTTCCAGACTCAGATGCATCAATCTTGATATGATAGGAATCAATATCAATTGGGAATAGTGAGTGATTAACTTCAGAAAAATCATGTTTTTTATTGATTCTTCTGAGAGAAACACCGTTCATTTCATACTTATATACTGGTTCATTGATTGAGTGTTGTTCAGCAATAGTGTTATCTTGCGCTCTACTTATTCCTTGTAAAGAATTCGTAGAAGTATTTACTCCAGTATATTTAATGATTTCATCATCAATAATAATATAACCAGGATTTGTATTATCGACTGGAACATTTTCAAAACTAGTGAAAATGCCGACATTTTCTACAACCAAATCTCCAGTCGCGGATGGAGTGTATTGTGCTTCAATTTTGGATGGTTTTTGGTCTGGTTGAATTCCAGATAGAGTAACAAAGTTATTAACAGAATACATTCCATGATTTGAATGACGAACTTTAAGGTGAAGTCCATCACTTAGAGTTTCTGAATATTTAACATTTGATGCACCGCTGATATTTGCGGTTCCGCCAGTACCAACATAGAATAGAGTTGATGAAGCATCGACTGCAATATTACCTTGAACTCTATCAATAATTAGTGAGTTAAATGCGGAGATAACACCAACAGTATTTGGAATTGATAGAATTAAATTCTTACCGAAGTTTCCAGTATCTGCATAATCCACTGTCAAAGAATCACCAAATGCATAACCAGTACCACCAATCGATACTGTAGCAGCAACTGCAACACCACCATTGACAGTAACTGTTGCTTTTGCACCACTACCTTTACCAGTGAGAGAAATCAGATCTACGTTAGCATAGGTAGTGCTTGCAGAAGTAAACGCAGTTCCTGCATTGGTGATGGTTAAATCACTACTAATACCAATAGCACCTACAAGACTTCTCAGGTTTCCAGAGAATCCAGGATTATTTTGTTGTAGAACTTTAACACCTGGAGTTAAAGCTCCAGTTTCCGTAGTAGATAGACTCTTAGCGATACCTACAAGAATAGATTTAGAAGTAGTCTCCAATGGGTTCAAATCAAGACTTGCAATTTGGTTATTACCAATATCAAGATCTGGATTATAGAATCTTGCAGTAGAAGAACCTTCAAAGAATTCTGCTCTATATGCAGTTAACTTGAGATCTTCATACTGTGCAGGATCCCATGTCGCACCGTTCTGAGATTTAAATAGAGAACCCAATAGTGGTTGTTGTGCAACAATAATCTGTTCAGATTCTGCCTTATCTAAAGTAGAAACATCTACTTCACCCATTCTTGAAATCCAAACATTATATTCATTAGATGCGGATAGAAGAACAAAACAATATGCTTGGTTTGGTGCAAGATAAACAGGTGATGGGAATTCAAATGTAGTTGGTACACTTGAATCGTTAGAAACACTGACTTGATCTGGAGTTAGTACAGTTTCACCAAATGGTACAATTGTTTGAGTTGGTAGACCAGTTTGCATTGTTCTGATCTGACAAGTAACTGGAAGACCCGCAGTATCAACTGTTCTGAAGAAGAAATCTACTTTAGAGATAAAGATACCGTTTGTATCTGGAACTTCAAAGGATTGTGCAAGTGGGTCAACCCATCTTCTTTGAACAGTAGTTCTATCTCTAAAGGTTGTACGAGCTCTTTGTCTAGTTCTAGTTCTCTGTCGAGTCCTGCCTTGAGTTTGAGTATTTCTCTCAACGTCTGCATTTCTCATTCTGAGAGTCAGATTCTCTACGTTTTGTAGAGTTCCAGAAGCACTATATGTAGTTTCTGCTTCACTGTCCTTAGTACCAACAATAGTTGACTTAGTTTTACTAGAAGTTAGTGAGAAAGTCTTTGTTCCAGTACTAAAAGATGGTGTAGAAGAAAGAGTTGGATCTGGTAAGAATAGAGAACCGATAATAGTTCCAGAATTATCAGCTTTAAGTCTTATATCTTTAATTTTTGCAACTGCACCACTGGATTGACCTACAAGTCTCATGTCCTTCACAATGTATCCATAATAACCAGAAGCAGACTGAAGTTCTAACCCTGCAGTATCAATGTTTAGAACTGAAGAAGTAGTTGAATATGCTTTTGGTAAAATTTCACCCGTCTTATATGGATTCTGTTTATAAGTTTGACTTGGTGAATTATAAGGACCATACTTATGGTCAGCATTTGCAACTCTCACTCGTACTGAAACAGCACCACTATTACCAACAAGAACTTCACCAACTTGGAAAGTTCCAGATATCATCTCAATTTCAATAAGTTTGGGGATAACGTATTTGGACATATCCACGTTATCGAAGAATGGATAAACCCTACCATTGGGTTTCATTCTTCTTGCAATAAATTCAATGTTTCTACTTCTCATTGTATGAATAACTTCAGTAGAAACAACTCTGTCCCCTAGGTTTGTAGAGTCAAATCTTTCAGTAACTTTAAGTTGAGTACCAGTTCTCTGTTGCCTCGTGGTAGTAAGAGTTGTGGTATTTGTAAACTGGATAAAAGTATCTCTTCTTGTGGTTCTAGTTGTCTGTAGTCTACCTCTTCTTCTTCTAGGTCCTCTAGTTACAGTTCTACCAACTCTTCTAGTGTTAACTCTAGTTCTACTACTACTTCTTCCAGTTACTTGTGTTCCTCTCCAAGTTGTATTCCAAGAACCCCATTCTACAGGAGCTAAACCAGTATTACTATCAGCACCAGTTTGCTGCATAGTTGTCTTATAATTGCCTTCAATGTCTGCAGTTCTCTTAGTTTTTCTAGTTTCAATCCAAGTATCAGTTGCTGGATTGAGTTCAATAGCACCAATCCAGTTGACAACGTGGAATGGATTAACGTTTTCAGATCTAGTAGCAAATTTATTTGCAAAGTAAACTACATCATCGTAATTTAGACAAACAACATCACCTTTTTTAATAGTATTAGGAGTTCCAAGATCTTCTACAAATCTGAGATCAGCCGCAGGGTCTGGTGTTCCAGATGAACCAATAACAGCTTCAGATCCAAGAAGTAAATCAATAGCAGTAGTGTAATGAGTTGGTCTTAAATGACCTTCAGTGGTATCAATAGAACATCTATAGTCAGCTGCAGCAGTTTCCCCACCAAATACTGATCTAAAGTTATCAACAAAGAATCCAGACTTAAATCTATCCAAACCAGTCTGAGAGTCTCTAATAGTTAAGTTTTTAGTTTCAGTTTCAAGTAAAGAAAGTGCAGTATAATTTTCAACACTGGTAATTCTATCTTCAAGTTGAGAGATATCGATCATTCTATATCTCTTATGTGGAGTAAGAACTACTTCCACGTCATCAGTTTTAAATACGTATGGTGGAACTGTAATGGTTCCTACATCCAAAGATCCATCAATAACTTGAGGTTCTTTAGGTTCTTTAGATGGCACACCCTCTGCAAGGAAAAACTCACCATCTTTGTTTAGATAAATTCTATCAATTCTACCAAGATAGAAATTATAATCTAAGTTGATTGCTTTATCAGATACAAAGTTAAATGGTGAGGAGTTTGTAGCCTTTGCAAAAGCTCTTGCATTATATTCAAATGGAGATCTTGTAGCGGTAGCTACATCAAATGGTACAACTCTTGGTCTAACATCAATAATATCACAACCGGCAACACCATCTTCTAAAATAGGAATTTCCGACTTATATCTTTGTTTTTCATAAGAATCTACAGTTACGAAATCTCCAGGATCATCAGCATTTAAAACATAGTGATTAAAAATAACTTTTAACTTTCTGGTTGGTGCAGCGCTATCGCTATTTCTTTCTAGATAGGAGTAATCGCAGAATTGTGGTTTCTGGTTTGGAACCAAACTAAAGTTTGGAAGAATATCTCTATCACCAACAGAAATTGCAGAAACATTTGCGGTAACTTGGGACTCTGCAAAAGTTACTTTTTCATCTACCTGGAAAGACTGCTCATTTAGATAAACAAAATCTACTTGATTTGTTGCGTTATTAACAACAACTGTAGCAACCGCTCCACTAGTTTCACCCCTAATATACTCGCCTTTTATAGTATTGAGAATATTAGCATTGAAGTTGGTTAATGTGAGTTTTGGAAGTTCTGGTTCATTCTCATCATTAGACTCGAATACAGCAAGAACATCCTGAACATCTGGTACATTAAGAGAAATTTGTTTATCTTGAACTCTAGTTCCAAATATTTTGCCAAAAGTAAGACCATCTTGGAATGAAGTAGTTGCAGTACCAGAACCTTCCTTAGAAGACTTATCTACAATCAATACGGCATTTCTATTATATACTTTACTCTTTGGAGTAAGATCTTTCTTCTTGAAAGTTACTGTCAATCTTGCAGAACCACTAGCTACACTAAGATCTTGTAACGTAATAGTTCTACCATTTACAGTCAATTTACTACTATCAAGACTTTCAACTGCACCAGTGCTAGTGTAAGTAAGGTTATAATCCTCTTCATCAAATGGTTCCAGAGTCATACTGTTATCAGTTTCAAGAGTCTGATTTAAACCATTGCCAGAAATGGTAACATCATATGCCTTTCTGATTACAATATTGGACTCCGATAGATTAGTATCAGAAACATTGATTTCTTCAAGAGGCGCATAAAGATATGCCTCATTAAGATTAAATTCCTGAGGAACTAGTTTTAAAACATTAGTTACCGTAATTGTACTGCCAGGTAAAGCGCCATTAGAAACTCCAGTAACCGATGTTGTAGCACTTACTGTAATCGTTTTTGCAGATGCACTTACAGCAGTTACTTTGTTAAAAGTAGGTACAGTATCGCCTTCTTGTGCATATGCAACAATATCACCAGTTTGGATACCTACACTAAATGTTTGATTTGGTGATTTAATTACACCACCAGAAGTAATACTAAATTGATCACCTTGAGGAGAAATGGCAACACCTCTGTTCAAAAGAATATCCGCAGTAAATGCTGCGGTGCTAGAATGAAGTTGTTTAACATCATTCATGCTGTAATCTCTTACATCTTGAATAGTTCTGGAATCATCTTCACCATTAATTTTAATTTGTTCGTTAGGGATGAAAGTACCAGATACTTGATATAGTTTTAATTGGTTACTTCCAGATACTGCTTCTACAAGGTATCCATGAGCACTACTATTCTTACCTTCAATATAAGCTGGTAATGCTAAATCAATGGTGGAATTAAGATTGATATAATTATAAGTCTGTACGTCATATAATGATACTACGAATGGAGTAGCATCATTTTGATAATCAGCATTTTTGAGTTTTAAATCATAAACTCTCGCAACACCAATTTCCAGACCCGCTGCAGTTCCTCCAGTTACAGTTCTTTCTGAACGTAGTGAAACTGTTGACGTTGAGAATCCTACTGGCAAAGAACCGTGGACATTATTCAGTTCAAATTGTCTACCCAGAGTAAATGGAATGCTTGAATTTTCTTTTAATTCTGTAGTTCTGGCTTTAGGTACATCAAGAGATGTGGTACTAATAGTTTCTACTTCATATCCTCTGACATATGCTTTACCTGGAGAAATTTGTAAAGATATAAAATCGTCCGAAGGAGTTATTCCAGATTGTGTTTGTTGATTTGGTAGATAAACACCATCATTTCCAATTTGATCATTTAGAGATTCTTTTACCTCGATCGAAAACGGAGTTACATAATAGTGACCCGATTCATCATATGTTCTTCTAGCTAGCTCATCATTAATAACATTATATGTGCTATCTTTTACGAATTTCTGAACTATGCCGTTTTCAATTCTCAGTAATTCAATAAAATCTTCATCATTTAGATCATCCAAACTCTTTTTAATTAGAGTTGTAGTTATTTTCAGTCTATCTGCACCTGGAGCAGCAAAGTTTGAAAATCCTCTTGCATTATCAAATAAATCTGGATTTTCTGTAGATGCAACCGTAATTTCTTCATTTATAAAGAGACCAACCCTATAGGAAGGAGTATCTCCATATTGATCAAGAATTACCTCTTGAGCAGGAACATTTACAAAAAATCCTCTAATAAAGTAGACACCTTCTGCAATTTTTGCAACAGAACCCTCACCAACTGAATCGGTGAGAAGAGTAGTAGCAAAAGTAGACTCAGATCTAATAGTAGATAGTGAGTACTTTACATCCTGAGTAACTACAAGATTTTCACCAGCATCAAAAACGGTTTTTTGATTTCCATTAGCACCCTCATCATTTTCACTACCAGTTGAATATTTTACATAGAGAGTTGCATTTCCTCTTTCAGATGTACCTGAGGTAATATAATTTACAACTTTTGCCTTAACACCACTAATTTGACCCTTGATTGTTTGACCAACCAAAGCATCCAAATAAATTTCTACTGGAACTCCTAAGTGGTTTGCATCAATTTGAACATAAAAATAGTCTGGGTCATATGCAATTTGACCAGGAATTACGACTGATCCTTCTTTAAAGAAGTGTTTACCAAACTGTTCTACTTGATCTTGTAGAATTGACTGTAGGGTAGTAAGTTCTCTTGCCTGAATAGGAGTTCCTGGCTTGAATAAAACCCTCTGATAACTATTTGACGCATCAAAATCGTCAAAGTATGGAGAAGCGTTTAGATTGATATTCTGTGCCATGTTGATTTAGAACTCCAGTACAACTTTGATATCTTCTTTTTGGCTAGCGGATCTAGGGATTGGGGCCCTGTTATCTATGTAGATTAGTTCACCAGACTTTTTATTAAATTCTGCAGATCCAATACCAGCTACAAAGTCTAGACCTAATTGGTATATCTTATTATTTATTGAGGTAGTGATACCTTGGAATGCAGTGTCAATCGATAGTGCTGGTCCTACGATGGAATTGCAATTAATTGTTACACCATAACCTGGTTCTGGTGACGAAGTAAATGGGATAATTTTGAATCCAGATTCACTCGACGCTAAACCTGTTGGTTGATAATACTTAAGAACGCCAGTTGTCTTATCCCAAGAAGCGACAAACCCAACAGCAGTAGATCCAAGACCAACAGTTTGTTTAATAACGGAATCAACTGCATATGTTGTCGCTGTGGTAACACCAGATAACTTAAGGGCACCAAGACCACTAACCATATTTTGACTTAATATTTCAGTGTTACTATTTGGAATAGTTGGATTTTTCAAAATACCAACTCTAGCAAAGTCATTTCCGAGAATAATATCTGGATTAGTTTCAATCGTTTCATATCTAGAGAAGAGAAGAACTCTATATGCACCCAGTTCTCTATAAACGTCATAACCATGACCTCCCTTTGGTGGCATGATTACCTTAAATTGTGCAAATGAAGTTGTTCCAATTCCAGTATTTGCTAAGTTGGCAAGTGATTCTCCAGCATTTGATTCTGGAGCACCAGGATAAAACTGGATAGTTCCATAAGTGTAATCTTTACCACCATCAGTTACAAATACTTCAGAAACCTTTCCAAAGGAATCGATAGTAATAGTTGCTTTGCCTCCAGTACCATCACCCAAAATTGGTACGTTTGAGAAAGATGTGGAAATTGGCTGATAGTTAGAACCTCTATTGTCAATAAGAATTGTTTCTACTTTACCATCAACTGCATTATTCTTAGTAGATGCAGTTTCAGTGGAACTACCCCAATTTTCAGGAACTGGAATATATTCAATAGAATCGAACTTTACAATTTCAGATGGTTTGATCGTAAACAAATATTTCCAAATATAACCATCACCAGAAGTACCTGCAGCTCTTGGTTCTAAATCGATAAAATTCGGTACATCATATGATGGTTTTCCTGCAGGGTTTTCTGGATCAGTACCATTCTGTAGACAGATATAAACTCTTAAATCATCGTTAATAACGTAGTAATTTGATTGATATAATGAAGTTGCTTCATTAACTGGAGTTCTGTTATAGACACTATAGTCATGTCTATACATTTCATACGTTGTACCCGAAACCCACTCAACCTTTCTTACAAGTCGTCTTACGTCTTGTGACGTAATTTGCCTCATTGCAATAATTGATTGCTTGATTTCGTTTTCTTCTTTAAACCCATCCAGTGGGGATGGAGTATTAGTTGCCCAATCTGATGTGCCACCTGCCTGCGGTTCCAAGGCATTGGGCATACCAATGAACGTATAATACTTATCAGTAGTACTCGCAGCGCCGGTAATGTTCTTTACGAAATTCTCGGCGTTAAGAATCCTAAATTGATCCGATATAATTGCAGGCATTTTAGAACAAACAGGGGTTTTCCTTCTTAGTATTTATTGAATTAAATTGACCTAGATCTGTAAATGAATGGAGCAGTCTCCAATCCAACAATTCCTTGGTCTCTATCAACTGTAAATGACTGGGGTTTTCCTAAAACTCTATTTCTAAAGTCGTAGATTTTACCCCAACTATAATGTCCGTAGAATCCATTGGTGTTAACTCCACTAACATCAGCACCTCTTCTGTAAACTTGGATAGATTCACCCGCAACAGAAGCATCATTACTATTAAAGTTACATGTTACAGTAACAATACCTGCCTGAGCAGTTGTTACATGTTCAACTCGATAGACACCATCAATGAATTTTTGTTCAGTACGCATGATACCGACAACAGAGTCTGGATAATTGGCCATTCCATTCAATCCATCCAATGTAGTGATTCCAACTAATGTACGTCCAATTGCAACATTACTATTTTGAATTACAAAATAATCACCCTTAGAAAGTTGAGAGTAAGATACACCAAAAGTATTCAGTGAAGAATAACCAATTCCAAGAGCAGTATTGTCATAAGTTTCAGACTTGAGAACAAATTCCATCTTAGGCGTTGTGGTTCCGAATCCAACGGTTCCTGCGCCGAATGTATTAATTCCAATAATTGTACCAAAATCACCCACTGCTTTAACAGAATCAACTTTCTCTTTCTTAACAAGTGGACTTTCTATCAATACAGATGGTGGGTTATCTTGAGAATAACCAAATCCACCATTGGTAACGGTGATAGAAGTTACAATTCCATTAGTCTGTGATGTTTCTCCAGTTGCTCTATTGAACACCTGATCAGAAACTATGACTGTAGAACCAGAACCAACCACAATGTATCTACCATCTGCACCATATTCTGGTGCAAAAGAAAGATCTTTCAAAGTGTTTGATCCAACATTTGCAACATCTCTTTGAATCCAAGTTGATGCATCAAATGAATAATATAGATCACCATTTACGTCAAGTGCAACATAGATGTCTTGATAATCAACACTGACAATCTCTGTAGTTAAGTTCGTTGTAACTTTTGCAATCGTAGAGAATTTATCACCTGTAGCAATAACACCGCCAGATCCACAAATTACATACTTACCATTAGAGTAAATAATCTTATTCAGATTAAATCCAGCTAATCCAGCGATTCCCAGGGATGAATAAATTTGACCATTTGGAGAAGTCAATACAGTTCCATTATTTCCAACTGCAATAATACCTTCACCAGTTGCAACAACGCTGTTAATACTCTGAATAGAGTTAGAAGTTACACTTATAAACCTATCAGTTGAAAGTCCAGTTGCACTGAAGATAGATCCTGCAGTTCCTACTGCAGCCCACTTATTCAAGAAAGGAGAATAAACTATATCATTGAAAGATTGACCAGCATCTCCATATGTACTATTGACAATGTTTACAATTCCCTGAGCGGGGATTGATCTATCTTCCTTGAGTGCCATTGTAGTCCAGGAAGTATCAATGGTTTGACCATAACCAATAGATCTTCTGATATAACCATATTGACCAACAACCATGTAAACATTAGTTCCACCAACTGCAACTGAGTTGAAAGTGATTGTATGACCAAATCCAAGAGTATTATCGAACCAAACATCAGAACCAGCACTAAATGCGTATCTGGATCCACTACCAACTGTAATCGATACATTACCCTTTTCAATAGAGTTAAACGTAATAGTGGTAGAACCAATTCCAGAAGTTGTCTTCCAATCATTGATTGGATCTTTTGATTTAATTGCAGTGGAAGAAATGTTAATAATAGGACTGTCAGTATAAGCATATCCCGCACCAGCATTATTAATAACAAAAGAACTGATAGTTGAAGCGCTGGAGACAACTGCCGTTGCTATTGCTACTTGAGTTGCTCTATCTTCTACGATAAAAATGTGTCTATCATCTTCTGAAATTGTGTCAAGTTCACTAAAGATTGGGAATGCATTATCAACGTAAATTTCAGTATCGCCAAGTTTTACATCATTAATCACTCTTGCATTTGGAACGATTCTTCCAGAAAGTCCAGGTCTAGATTTGGAAATAATGGAACCATTGATAATTCTATCAAACGTTTGTTTTTTCCAGGTCAAAGGTCTGACATTATCGGGATTAGTATCAATACCAACACTTGCGTAAGAGAATGTATCGAATTCGTCAGATGCTTTAATATCTCTAACAATTCTTTCAAATTGATCTCTATCAAAAGGATCATTTCTGTTCTCTGCAATAATAACACCATCACCTCTCTTAAGACTTTCTGGTGGAATTACAGTTTCAACATCAATACTGGATCCTCTGTAGAACATGACAGTACATGTTGAATTTGGTTTTGGAGCCTCAGTAAAGATGACTCTAGATCCACGGAATTTATATGCCTTTCTGGGTTCTTGGAGAATGTCGTTAACATAGATGAATAGATTATTTTCAAGAACCAAGTCGGAACCATCTAGTTTCTTAAGACTTACGATGTCAGTAACTCCGTTCTCAGTTTGAGTTAGAGTAAACTTCTTCCTAAATCCATTGAATTGTGATGCGAAATCATCAAAGAGGATAAACTGACCAGGATAGAATCCAGCAAACTTATCCGTCTGAACTTCTTCCACTGTAATCTGGAACTCTTCAAAGGAACCTGCATTTGGATCTTGAATCAATCCAGGAACAATTAACACATCACCGACTTTATAAGCTCTTCCGTGATCATCAATTTCAAAATCTACAATACTTGAACCAACTCCTATCTTAACCTTTGCAGTTGCCTCAATACCAATACCAGTACTTATACCAGCATAGTGGAGATCCATATTTGAATATCCAGTTGGTTGAGTCACAAGGAGAGAAACTGGAGAAGATGCACTGTAACCAGCACCAACTTCACTTACAATAAAGGAAGTTACAGTACCACCCGCACCTAGGACTGTAGTAATAGATGCCGCAGTTCCAACGATAGACGATGCAATACTTACTCCTGGTTTAAATTGATATCCTCTACCAGAACCAGTCAATTCAATATCATAAATTGTTCCTGGTTGACCTGTATAATCAAGAGTGCTCAATGATGCTTCCTGCAATACAAAGAACTTATTATCCCCAAAGAAACAATCAGTTGGATCACTAGGAACAGATTGAGATCTTACATAAGATGCTGTTCGTACATCACCTGGAGTTGATAACTTATACTCAAGTACCGCATCGAGAGTTTGGTCAACGATATACATGTAAGTGTCATTGTGAGCAAAAACTATTCCACTGACATTATCAAGCGTTGGTCCACCAGCGAATTCTGTAACACCATTTGTAGTATCAACTTGAACGAAAGTACTCAGTCCAACATTATAAGAATCAAGATCCCAAGCAGTGTCCAATTTAACCTGAATGATTCCATTCACGTCAAGTACATAAACATATGATCCAGTAGAAGAAATACCAAGTCCTCTTGGTGTAACATCATTGTTTATTACAGTATCTTGAATGGAATTAAGATCAGCAGAAGAAACTGTATTAGTAGAGGTTCCTACATTTGTCGTATAATCATATGGAGTTGCAAGAGTTATTTTCTTGATAGACTTGTTTCCTGTACCAGTAAACCACAATTCAGTTCCATCATCATTGAATGACATACCATGTACAGCAGCATCATGATTGAAAGTGACGGAGGTAATTCCCGAAACACTATCAATTGCCCATGCGGTCGATAAAGTTCCAACAAAAATAGCATCAGGTTCACCCGTCTTATCTGCATAAAGAACTTTAGTACCATCAGAACTGAATGTTAGTGCTGTTGCATCTTCAGCAGTTGAAGAAATTACAGTAGTTACTCCAGAAATACCATTACCAACACTTGCAATACCTGCTGCAGCTAGAGGTGTTTGATAACCAAATCCAGTGGTGATTGCAACCTTAGAAATTCTACCTGCACTTGGAGTTCCTGTGAGGAATCTCAAAACGTTTGCAGAAGATCCATCAACAGTGAAGTCTTGTCTAGGACGTTGGAACACGTTGTTGATAAAGACAAAAGGATTATTGTTGATATCAGTTCCTTTGTTTACATCGTTATATGCCGCAGTTGTAGTATCACCCTGAACTTTAAGGGTAAATTCAGTAGCTGCGATACCAGTAAATGCAAGGGAAATATCATCAAATACTACATTCTGATCTTCAGTCTTATCTGGATCAAATCTTCTACTGAATGCTCTACCATTAAAAGTAGATCCCGTTTCAAGACCAACTGGACCAATTTTACCGTAAGGTGGAGTAGTGAAGAAGATAGTATCACCAACAATATTGTAATCACCACTCATAATCGTGGTAGCAGCACCAACAGTATATGCTGCACCTACCGTACCGAGATATTCTCTCTCAACTTCCAAGATATCGGTGCCTGCCGTACCAACAGACTTAATTAAAATATACTCATTATCAATATTGATAATATCATCAGTGACAAGTGAATTAATACCAACAGCAACCTGAATAAAGTTTGTTGTCAATCCAACAGCAGATCCAAGAGTAATTTCGAGATTCTTTCTCCTGAGTTGATTTTGGACAATACCGTCAATTGCAATACTGGTACTTGGATTAGGATCTTTGAGTTGAATAGTTGCAGTTCCTACACCAACAGAAGTAATATCAAATGGAAGTGCAGTAGATAATCCAGATAACTTGAATTCTGAATCACTTTGCTTGAATACGAAGACTGAATCTGGAAGGGTGTTTCTTCCAAGAATACTTGGGGTAAAAGTGATATTATCACCTGGAGCAACACCGCCAAGATTTGTACCAGAAATCGTAACAATACCAGTATTAGTATATCCAGAACCACCCTTACTTACGGTTACATCCAGAATTTGTCCAGTATTATTTCTAGTGATAGTAAAGGATGCACCAGTACCAACTGTAGAAATACCAGGAACATTTGTATAAGTATTGTTGGCTTCCGTTTGAATTCCACTAGGTCCAACAGCAGTTACTGTAAATGTGTAGTCATTTGCAGGAGATGTTCCATTGAAGAATGTACCACCAATTGTTACAACTTCACCTACACCGAAGTTCTTACCAGCTTTTACAAGCGATCCAGCAGTAGAAATTGCAACTCCACTTGAAGGATCATAAGTTACGATGACATCAACTACAACTCCTTCACCATTGGTAGCACCAGTACCAACAACATCATTGAAGAGTTGCGTATTTGGTCCTGCGGGTACAAGAACAGTTGCAACACCCGACACCGTAACTGGTTGACCAATTCCATTATTCTTAACTCCACTACCAGAAATATTATCAACTTCCATGATGATATCTTTATCACCAGTTGTATATGAGGTAGTTGCAATACCAAGTCTAGTTCCACCAAGAGGATTATAAATCATCTCTTGACCAGACTGGAAGTTATGATTTGCAAAGATAAAAGTATCATCTACCGTATTAACAATAGAAGTATCGGAAGAATCGAAAGTCTTCTTAAACAATGGTTGACCATCAGACTTAAGCTTGAATGATGATAAACCAACAATAATTCCACCCTTCGACAAAGAAGGATATGTAACAATTCCTGGGCCCTGATCTGTACCGATTCCAATAATATTGGTTGCAATACCAACATAAGTGCGTAATGACTGTCTAACGTTAGCACAATCACCTGTACCAAACCCAACTGTGGGAATTGAAGCAAGACTACTGTTTCCAATTGCAACCGTCAAAATACCGACGAGAGACTCAATATCTGTTTGAATACTTGCGGTATATGCACTAGCGCCAACTCCAGGTTGAGTCAGAGGAACAATAGTATCATCAGTATAATACAGCTCATTTCTAACCGCTTTCTTCATGTAATCCATTGCGGATCTGAAGATATAGATAGACTCCGCTTCTTCATAGACAAGACCATCAGTCTTTTGATTACCATTAGCATCAAAGTAGAACTTGGTGTTCCTTACAGTATGTTGGTTAGTATCATATGCGATATCTTGAGCAACGCCATCAACGATGTACTTGAGATCTCTAAAACACTTCGCAACACCAGTGGAGTAAGTTCCAACATTTTCTGCAGGTAAAGAAGTGAGTGTCGCAATACCAATTGGTCCAGTTACAACAGCAGAAAGTGTGATGATCGTATTTTGGACATCTTGACATGCATTTAAGTCCGTATTTGAAACTGTCGTTCCAACACCATATATTGGTGGTCCTTCAGAAGCGGCATAAGTAACACCCATTCCGTTTCTGACGGCAAGTCTCATTTTACTCTTCGCTTGATTGAAGAGATAATTGGTTTCTTCCGCCTTAATGACCAACTTGTCATTATCAGGCATCGGTCCATTGAAGTAGTAGAGTGCTTCTTGACGTGCATATCTGTTACCACCAGTAAACAAATCAGTTGCAACTGCATCAACGAATCTGGCTAGAATATCTCTAGCTTTAGTTTCTTGAGTAGCAATTCCAGTGTATTGAGCTACACTAGCAGTATATGATTCATTAATGATTTGTTGTGTGTTTTCTTTGATTAACTTGTAACCAATTGCATATCTATTCTGTTCCTCATTGGCAGTACTACCTGGAATAATAAATGTTGGATAAGGAACAGCAACCGATGCAAGAGCCTTGTCAAGAATCTCTCTCTTGTTTTCAACAATAAGATCTCTTGCGTCATGATTAAGAACAAAATAATCATTTGCAGGATCTTGAAGAACACTCAAGTTAAAGAGTTGAGGCGTTCCTGTTTGATAATATGTTGGTGGTGTCTGGTTATTTACGACATATTGACCGAGGAAACGCAGATAATTAAATCCGTAGATAGTCTCAGTGGTATTAATACCAATAGAGTTACCACCACTCCAATAAGAAGATGCAACACTAACAGTATGGCTGTTTGCATTATACTTAAGATCGGAAGAAACTGCATCAATTAATCTACCAGTTTTCGCTTTAAATGCAGCTTCGTCATAACTTGCACTGGTGGAGAATGCGACATAATTATAATTTACTTTTGCAAGAACTTCGTCAATTAAGAATTGTCTATTGAGATCTAAAAGATCAGAAGCGTCTGCATAAGTTCCATCTAGTTGTTGTCTAGATGTTCCATCAAATTGATCATCAATATTATCAATCTTAATAACTTTATTTGTTTTACTTAAAATGTAACTCTTAATTGGAATTCCACCATCCATAAAGATCTTTTGTGTGGATCCATCTGGGAGTAAATCCTCCTCATAAACCATGTTGAATCCAACTCTATCACTAAAGGAAACTTCTTTATCAATGTTTACCAATAAAGAGGAAGTACTATCAACGACAACTGGTTTTAGGTTAACGGACTTGGCAATACCAACACTTACTTCTGGATCAGTTGGTTGAGTAATAAACTCAAAATCAGAGAATTCTTTAAATCCAGAAGGATGGATTAAAGATCTTACTGGTTCTTTCCACTTATCATAACTTAGTTGGCTCTTAATAGAGTATGAGAACTTTTGATAGTAGAAATTGTCCGATATTCTTTGTTGGAAATCATTTAAAATTCCAACAGATCTATCAAGTTCTCCCACTTTATCTCTAGAAACTCCAAGAGTAGAACGCAAGTTAAAGATACTAAAATATTCTACAGTTCCAATGACTTTAGAACTTTCTCCAGTAAGTTTATCACCATCTCGAAGCTGACCAAATGAATTTCCGACACGTAACTGGTTGAGATCATTATCCCATCCACCTTCCATAACTCTACCAACAAAAGTTGGACCAGTAACTTTTTCTTTTGAGAGATACTTAACGTCATCTTTCAAAATCATTTCAAATTGTGGAACTTGTTTTTTATTAACAAGATATCCAAGAGTAATACCGTCTTCATATACACCAAATGTTCCAGTAGCAATACCTGTCATATCATATGTGACGGTATTATTTGTAGTACTAATTCCAGTTACTTTGAAGAACTTGTACCCATATGCATCAGAGTTGTAGTTTGCTAAGTGATCTGAATCCGCAGTTAGTCTGCAACCTTCAACATAAACTTCATCACCAACATCAAAGGGGAATGCAGTAGTAACTCCTGAAGTTAAAATATCTGTATTTGAAAGTTCTGCGGTTATTAAACTGCCATTAATCGTGAAGAAGTCAATATCATATCCCTGGGAATGGTGAATAGTTACAATATCAAGTGGTTCACTGAAATCAATTGCATTTTGAGCAACATCAACTTTGGTAATAGAACCACCTTCTAGTGTTGGGATTAACTTGATACTTGTATTATCAGGAACAATAAGAGTTGGTGTTTGATTATACCCTCTACCACCAGTTGTAATACCGATATAATCAATTGTTCTGATATCTTTAATACCCACAACTGATGGAGTACTTAGAAGTGGAGATAGGGTTGGATCGGTTGGATAATCAAATCCATCTTTAACTCTTTCATACTTCTCGACTTTACCAATATCATCGGAAATTAATTTGATATTTGCATTTTTTCCATTTACGGTTTTAATGCTTTCAATGATGGGAAGTCTGTCATATCCAACTCCTGCAAAGTTAATTCTAAGTTTATCAATAGGTCCATCTGCAGTTTTTGAAGTGGTTGTATAAGTTACAGTTGTGTTTGCACTATTGTAAGAAGCCTTTTCAGAATCACTGGGTTTTCTCAATAAATTAAACAAGAAAGTACTATTATCACTTACAGTAACAAGATAATCCGTATTTAAAGAGTGAGGTACGATATCAATTTTGTTGGAACCTACAACTTCTAAATCTCTAGAAATTTGATTTTTTCTAACATCAGTGGGTCCTTTTGGAATTAGGGTGTAATAAAGTGCAGAAGGGATCAGACTATTTGTGGTCTTAATTTCCACCTTAGCATCGGCTTGCCCTGGAGTATTAGTTCTTTCAATTGCAAATCCATCTTCAGCATTACCAATGAGTTCTAATCTTCTAGTGAAATCTGGGTCTTCATAGAATTCAAGATCCATTTCAGAAATACTTGTATCCGAAACATCAAAAGAAATAGTATCGTTTTTAATAAATCTGAGTGGTGGATTTATTTTGTAAAGTTCGTGATCAGCTCCACCAACACTATCAATACTAATAACAATGCCTTTATCAATATCACTGAATCTTTCGGTTAATTTGATTTTGTCTTTATCAGTTTTGAATACATAATAAATTTTATTATTAGAAAGTCCAGTAGCTGGAGTGGTTGCTTTATAGACTACTTTTTCTCCCTGTTCAATTTGTTCACCAGAAAGGTCAATCGTATTATCGGATATTGAAATATCACTACTTCCAAATGATATTGGACCCGTAATCATTTTTCTAATAACGGGGTTATAAAATACCGATATACTATCAACTTCTCTGTTATTGATGGAGAAAGTAATTCTATCACTGGAAGTCAATCCATGACTTACTGCAGTGCCGACAGATGCACTATATCTTTCAATAGTTCCAGTAATTTCTGAATTAGTAGTAGAAAGAGAGTGTGCAGCACCCACCAGAGGGAAACTAGAATCAAAGTTTACAAATTCTGCAGCATTTAATTGTGTGCCGATTCCAGTAGTTGAAGTAAATCCAATAGTAGAAATACCAACATGATCTTTTCCAAGATTAACTGCATATACAGTTTGACCATCGGAAAGTGGTATGGAAACACCAGAACCAACATTATTAATGTATAGGGAAGTACCAGCAAGTCCTACATGATATTTCAGTTCTTGACCTGTAAAGAATTTGTGCTTTGGAATATAAATTGCACTATTGGGAATAGTTCTATATTCAACAATGGTTCCACCAACTCCCAATACACTTCTAACAGATCCCGTGGTTCCAGTTCCTACTGTAACTTTTGGGTCAAAATAAATTACTTCATTAGTATAAACGTAGTCATTTGGAATTTCATCTGGGCCAATTTTAATTTCAAAGACAGTTGGTTTTAAAGTGATCAGATGATTATCATTAAACGCTGTATGAATTCCAGGATATTGAAGTCTATTAATATCAAAAGAATTATTCTTTGGATCAATTCTAATAATTCTGCAAATTTCCGTACCAATTCCAATCATGTCTTCGACACGGAATCCACTTATATCATTTACATAAATTGTCGTAGTTACACCAGTAGCGCTGATCATATCAGCAGTCAACTTAGTAGTTTTGTTTCTTATAGAAACAGATCTATTACCTTCAATAGATTTGGAAGAAGTTGTTGAAATTCCAGAAATATTGATAATTTCATTATTTAAAATTTCATGAGGATCTGTAAGTTTACACTCAATGGTATCCGACTTTTTAAGATCAAATACTACACCAGAAGTTACAGTTTCATTTACAGAGAATGAATTTACAGTTTTACCTTTGATCTTTGAAACAGCAATATTTGCACCACTACCGCTTTCACCTCTATTTTTAATTACAAGTGTATCACCAGTTTTATAGTTATCCCCTGGAGAGAAGACTGCAGTGTCTTTAATACCAGATGTTCTAATTTCAGAAACTCTAAATTCTTGTTTGAACTTTTCATCAACTTTATCAATTGGTCTGTACTTAGAATTATTTGAGGTAATGTAATACTGAGATACATTCCTAGTTAGACCATGATCTGTAAAATCAACATCTTGATTTATTGAAGGTAAGAAATTTTCTTCAATGGGTTGTGAGTGGAAATAAGGTCCAATTAAATATGGGAAAGTTGGTTGAGATCTTCCACTTTGATCCGTTGTTTGAGAAACGAAGTAGGCATAAACTCCATCAGGATACTCTGGTGTTTTGCAATATCTTCCATTACTTTCATCTAGATCTCCAGTTCCAGTATAAGCATAATCATTAACAAAGAATCCAGCAATAAATTTGGGATCTGTTGGTCTTACTCCAGGAGTATTATCTACTGAAACTTCATATCCAGCCTGTAACTGTTTGATACCTCCACCAAGAGGATTTTGATATCCATATGGTCCATAAATTGGATTGCCATCATAAGCAAATCCTATAATTGGAGAGTGTACTTTATCGTTAGGACTTTCTACATTATTTTGAGTAAAGTTATCACTCAATTGAACTCTAAGTTTTTTAGGAACAAAGAAATTAACGAATTGAAGTCCTAAAGATTCATTTCTACTTGGAAGTAAGAATCCATCATCTTCATCAGAGAACTGATCTTTCAGTTTTTCTACTTGATTTACTTTCCAATTAGTTACATTACCCAAGAACTTGGCATTCCTACCTCTAGCTTCAACGGTAAGTACAGTATTGGCATTATTGTAACCTACACCACCATTAAGAACTCTGACCGATGTAATCTTTCCATCTTCAACTGTAGGAACTAGATCGGCAAAATTACCATCTCCAGTAACTATAATGTCTGAATCAAGTCTATATCCATGACCTCTATTAATAATCTTAACATCTACAATAGTACCATCAACAATGATAGGAGCGATTAGAGCTTTAGAACTAATCTGTTTAGTCCTTACATCAGGTCTTCTGTGATAGTTGAATTGACTTGTGCATCCATATGAAACACCACCATCTTCGACAAAAACATCATCAATAGAACCTAAAATTTTAGCTTCTAATTCTGGTTCTACAATATCAATATCACCTTGTTCAGAAGTAGAGTTTATAGTAATAGTAATTTTTGGATATGCAAAAGTATGAGTACCAACTCCAATATCAGTAAAGTTGATATAGTTACCTTCAGTATAGTTTGATATTGGTTCAATAGTTCCTGCAACAGAAACTCTAAATTGATTTGCATTAATTACTGAAATATAGTAATCAGAAGTTGTACTCATTCCAGATAGAGGAGTGCCTGAAGAAGAATAATGAACTATATCTCCATTATTGAATCCATGTTTTCTTGCATAAATGTAAGAATCATACGTATTAATACCAGCAGCACTACCAAAACTATTTTCAGATGGAATTTTAACAGCTCTATTTGAATATCCCTCTCCCTTCTCTTTCACATAAACAGTACTTATAGTATTTTTTACAGTTAAACTCTCAATAGCATGAAAACCAGAACTAATTCCAGTAATACTAATTGTATTGATACCAGAAGTAGCGTCTTGTGGTGTACTGTGGAGTTTAACAATTTGGGAAGTTGGTGTAGAAACATAATAATGTGCATCACCAACTAAACCACCAATATTAGCGTTTTTATTACTGTTATAGATGACTTCTTCACCAACTTGTAAGTTATGATTTGATCCGAAGTTAATAGTATTTGCAGCAATATCAATGCCAGGTTGGGTTGGTTTGAATTGAAGAACCGTTCTAGTCTTAACTAAGTTTGATTCTAAAACACAACCAGTACCATTACCACCTTTGATAGAAATTTCTGGTTTGGTTGCATATCCAACACCAGCTTTAAGTACTTTAATTTCTTGAACAGATCCACTTACATTAACATGTGCTTTGCATCCAGTTCCCTGAGAGTCAACAACTTCTAATTCTGGTGGGTTAATAACATCATAGTCTTCACCAGAATTAGTAACTTCAATATCAGTTAGTCTTCCGTAATAAACATTTTCATCAAATAAAGTTGGTGATAATATTTCAACGCCATTACCGAGCATCCCGATATACTTATTATCAGTAGATCTACGGTTCTTGTCATCAAAGAAAGTCTTTTCTTCTTTTAAACTAAATTTTTTGAATAATTTTTGATTCTTTATCTCCTTATTTTCATAAGAAGCTCTGAAAAGTTGACCAACAACTCCGCCGCTAGGAGTAAATGAGACATGTTTATTGCCAAAAGAATCTGCCTTACTAAAGGATAAGGATAACTTATCATCGTTGATATAACTTACAAAATAATATCCAGTATCTACGCCAGTAACAGAAGAATCAGTGGGTACAAAATAAACATTTTCACCATCATAGAATCCGTGATCTGTCGAATCAATGACTTCGGTTGTATTTACACCAACAATGGTTAAATCCTTTCGAGTATCGGTTGCAAATACTTCATAGTTTGGCAGTCCAGTCGATGTTACATAAAAATTCTTTTCATCGGGAGTAATATAAGTGTTTTGAACTCCTGTAGGAATTTTAGATACGTAATCGTACTGACTCGTATAGTGCTTACCTTTAGTAACTCTTTTTGATAAGATAATAGAATCTGTAATAGTATGATTTGGTGATGTAATCTGTACTACTACTTCTTGAGCATATTTCTTTGTTTCACTACCACTTGGATATACAATATCAATAATTGTTCCATTTGAAGTTTTATCAAACTTATCAGAAAGACTTACATCCTCACCAATATAAAAAATAATCGAATCCAATAAAGTAACCCTATACTTATTGGGATCTACTTGATTTACAGTATTGATGTTGTGATCTGTAGGAATGTTATAGAACCAACTATTAAACTCTCTAAAATCTCTAAGATCTTTACCAAATCCAGAAAGAGTTACACGATCATCTACTTTTAAATTTGAAGTGTTACTAAAATCAATACTATCTACAACATTTGTAAGTAAAAAATCTACCTTGGATGTTTGACCAAATCCAATATAACTGTAGGCAAATTTATCTTCAACAATAGAAGAGTTTACTTCCAACTCAGCACTAATTCCCTGACATCCCAAAAACTGGTTCACAGTTTTATCGGTATAAGATACATTGATATAAGAGTTGGAACCCTTTGGTTTTATATGAGCGTTGCCAGATTTTGAAAATCCAACGGTAGAGTCTACTAGAATAGTATCAGACCCCGCTGGAACGTCCTCTAACAGTTTTGTTTTTCCAGATGCCTCAAAGAGGTTGTTAAAGTCCGCAGAGTCCAGTGAGACCTCATAAAAGTCCTTTCCATCAATAGGTCTATACTCAATGTTATAAATGGAAGATGATACTGTGCCGATTCCACTTATATCCTGAAAAAGGGGACTTCCTTTGATAAGTAAAGGATCTCCTCCACTTACTTTTTCTAGGAGAACATTTTTAGTAATAAAATAATTATTATCTGAAGGAATTAATGTAAAATCCTGTGGTTTAATAATTTCAATATCTTCTCCGAAGAGAAGTTTAAATAAAATTTTATATGAAGTATCCGTTCCTTTAGACTTGTAAAAGTCTTTTGCTCTGGTTAATATATTTTGAATGTCAAGGCCTTCAAAGAATTCCCTATTTTCAAATCCAGGAAGAAACTCGGACTTGAACTTAGTGAAGAATTCTCTTAAAAATAAATTACTTAAATTATAAACAAGTACACCACTGGTATGAGATTCTGTATTGGTTGATGTAAAACTTAGAAATTCAGAATTATCCGCAGATTTAATAGAATCAATACCACTAAAACCTCTGGTACAACCTTCAAAAGTTGTTGATGTTTTAGTTTTGTAATGAATAATCTCATTATCGATTTTCAATAATCCATTCTTATCTGGCCAACCCTCAGTACTAGTTACTGAAATAGTGTCGGAGATAACGGTGAGATTATCAGACAGTGATGTATATGGAATTAGATTTTGAGCAGTAAACTCCTCAATATTTTTATATCCCTTTAAATTTACCGCAAGGTCAGCCGCACCACCCCTATAGTCCAAAGACTTATAGTATTGTTTAAGAAAACTAGTAAACGTAGGAGAATCCTGAAGTAGGAAATCAGGAATCAGAGATTCGATAATCTCGTTGATGCTAACTCTCTTTTCTGTCATTTTATCTCGTGAACTGTCCGTTTAGGTAGCTAGATGTAGGAACAAACAATGTTGCAGCGGTATTCTCGCCTGAGGTAATAGTATCCTCAACTGTATTTACCACAGAATTGCCAACGTCAATTTGGAGATATAGATCTTTCAGTCCAATAACATCATTTGAGTCTGGAACTGCTTCTACTTCGATAACATTGTTATTTAACGCAGTAGATTCTATGTTTACAACATCCAAAAGAATTTCACCTTTAATGTAATCAATAGTTCCTGCATTAACTTTAACAATTGATGGGATGTTGTTCACCAACTTGAAGAAAAATACTCTTCCTGAACTATTATCTTCAGCAATATCTCCCATGTAAAGAGTATCATTTACTCCAGAAATTTTAAATCCAGAAGATTTAATAGAATATCCATCTTTCTTGATGTAAATTCTATTTCCAAAACAAACTTCATATGTTGCAAAAGTATTAAATGCAGGAGACATATCTCTACGCATTTTTACTTTTGTAATATTTGATGTAATTGCAGTATCTGTTGCATCAACCAAAGCGTTAATCTTAGAATACTTAACTCTTCCACCAAAATTATTTGTATCACTAGATTTTGAATAATTTGTTAAAGTATTAAGTACTTTTGTTCTAATTTCAGAAACATCAGAAGTTTGATTCTTGTTATAGTAAATTGTAGTGTCAAATTCAACAAACAAATACTTAAGGTCAATAAGTTCAGGTTTGATACCTGCAATAGAGTATTGTTTTAAAGATCTTGAAATTTCTTCCTTTGTAATCTGAGAAAGAGTGTTTGCTCCCCTGGGTTTGATCGAAATAAACACTTTTCCATACTCTGGAGGATCCAACTCCTCTCCCCCGTAGGCGGTCACAGAATCGACGTTGGTATAAATGTATGGAATGAGTCCTTTATAGTCACTGGCGGTCACGGCACGGAACTGTGCGGAGTATACACGGGGTGCCAGGTATTTAATGGAGTCAATTGGTTCAATATCATCACCATTTTGCGAATCCGAGATAGTTCTCAACTGAGAAATGCCAGTTGTAATTGGATTTGCGTTATTATCTTTTAAAATTCCAGAAAAAGTGAAGTTTTTAGCTCCATTTCCTTCTCTACCGTTACTAACAATGTAAGTAACTTCAACAATTGACCCAGAAGCGGGTTTTTTACCTAAAATTCCGTCTCCAAAACGTATTTCATACTTTTGATCGGTAACTTCTTCCAATAAAAAGAGTCTTGAGTTACCATCAACATTCAAAATGTCTTCATAAAGAGCATATTGTTCCGTCACATTTGTTTTTACTTTGACTCTAATTGTAGTAGTGTCAATATTTGCGTTTGGAAGAATAAATCTTTGATTTGGAATTGAAGAATCGACTGTAAAAGTGTTTGTTACAAAAACTCCTTCGTAAATTTCGAGATCATCGAAAGATGCTTCACCTTGACTATCAACTAAAGTAGTAAAATCTTCAGGAATTGAATAAATGTAACTCGTATTTGTTAAATTACCTAATGCAACTTGTCCCGCTTGAAGGGTAACCGTTCTAACATCGGTTGTATCAGTCAAAATGATGTTAAAAGCAGTTCTAGCACGTGCTGAACGAACCGATCTGGGTGTATAACCAATGTTTCTAGCAAGTGCAACAACATTTTCTCGCAATGTTGCACTATCAAGGAACACTTCATTCACTGTCATGTTCGTATTGAACGCAGTGATGTACGAATTATATGCCAACAGGTCAATTAAGACCGAAAAATTAGATCCTTCAAAGTCAAAATCACTAAAATCGCTACTGGATCTAAGGTAATCTTTAATTTGTGTTCTTAGATCATTAAAATCTAAGTTAGTAAACTGATTGAAGGACATTAGATTCTAGTGGGTTCTAAGATAAACTCTATTTCTTGTGCTGGGACTGGTAATCCAACGATTTCATATTGAATTTTTATACGCAATTCATTGGAATCAGTTTTGAACTGAACATCAACCGTAGGTTCCGCAACTCTTGGTTCAAAGTTTGCAAGTAAAGTTTCTACTTCAGACTCAAGACTCAGTGCAAGAGCGGGAGATCCCAACTCAAATAACGCATCTTGGACGTTAGTGCCCAATAAATTGTTGAAAAACCGTTCACCTACTCTAGTTTTCACCAGATTCATAACAGATTTCTTAATAGCATCCTCATTTTTAATGGGCAATATGTCACCAGTAACAGGATTTCTTGCAAATGTAAGACTAATGTCTTTAAAACTGCGAGATGTTTTCCTGTATTTAAAAGATGAGTTGTCTATGTCCCTAATTCCTAAGGCCATTTAATGCTATAAAAAGGTCTTAATATATGTATAAGACTATTTGGAAGATTCGTAATCCAATACTTCCGCAATTAACTCTTTTTTCGCTTGATAAGGACAAGGATTCTTCACTTTTTCAATCAATTTAACGTCATCACCCAAAACTTCATTCAAATAATCTTCATTCCAGTAGTTATAATAGTCAGTTTTTGCTAATTTTTTACGCATTTGTGCAATCTTTCTCTTTGATTGGCACAAAATAATGTTAAGTTTTGAATTATTTGTCTTGATTCCATTAATATAAGTGTTTTCGCATGACAAATCTTCTACAAACCAATAAAGAGGATACTCTTCGTTATATCTTTTCACCCATTTGCGGACTTTTGCAGGTTTCCAAAAGTCTTCAACAATAAAAATGATGACATCATACCCAGGTTCGGGTACAATATCATCAATACCAATATCTTTAATTAGAGTGTCAGATCCAGATGCATAAGGGCAAATGGCAAAACCACCTAATTCTTTGTGTTGAACAGAAAGTTGTTCAATCCATGCATGGACATAAGATTCACGTTCAGTCATTAGATCATCCTGCTGCTAGAGGTGATGCAGTATTTTTCTTGGTTTGAGAACGTGCTTTTGCATTTTGTGCAACATCGTACTTTGCATCCAAAGTTCCGTCTGGAGTTGCAGGTGGATTATCTCCTGGATTTGGTCCTTTTGCTCCCATGATACACCTATAAGTTACGTTACAGGTATTTATCGACCTTGACCTCTGTATGCTTTTTTCTTACCGTTACGCGAAGATGCTGAAAGTTTCGTGTTTGGTGAATTGCCTTGACGAGTCTTTTTGGGCTTCCCAGGCATGAAACCATCTTTCACCAGACCCACTTTCGACTTAACTGCCATAATTAAAATACCTTAGAATACGTTTGCGATTTTTTTGCGGTTTTTGACGCGCCGAAACGCGCCGATTTTTTTATCAAAGAATACGAGTCTTCTCATGACCCACACGGATCTTCGGATCACACCAGATCTCGAAGCCCCTCTCTTTCGCATCAAGACAGAAAGATACGTCCTCGCCGCACATGTCTTGAACTTCACCAGAGTCAAACACCTGCATCTTCGGAGCAAACCAAGGATACTCCAAGTTCTCAAAGACACCTTCCTTAATCAGAACCCAACCGAAACCAGTGTAGTCAACTGTGAAAGGCTTACGACGCTTACTCATCGTCTCACCAGTTTCATGGTTCATCACACCACCGTTGTTCTTGAAGTCATCTTCTTCAAGCCAGTGAGCAACGGAAGTGGTGTTCCCATCTTCAGTCATGTACCAACCTGCTGCGATGTCCTTGTCCATTGCAATCAGACGATAGAAAGCTTCTGTGTTGAAAACAATGTCAGAGTCAATCCAAAGTTGATAGTCATACTTGAGTTTGCCATCCCAGGGTACTTGTTTAGGACCACGAAGAACATTTGCACCCAGTACTTTACACCGTGCAAAGTTAACCATGGACGAGTAGTCCTGAGAAATCTGAATACTACCACCGTTCTGAACAATATCAAAACAGAGTTGTACAAAATTCTTTAGAAAAATATACGAGACTCCACGACCTGGAAGACAGAACACAATGTTCTTACCTTTGATCATTGCCTTAGCAGCATTCAGATCAAATTCATCTTCCTTCTTTTTTACCTCAGGAGCCTTCGCTTTGATTGTAAATCCTTTAGACATTAATTTAGAATTGCAACGTTGTTATTTTACCACTACAAATCAAATCATGCAATGGTTTCTGGGTTATTTATCAGTTCATGCGTAACCTTGGAAAACCTTAGATCGTATTCAAGATTGCACGCTGCTCTGACCATCTCGATCTTATGTTGTAAATCACACTTCGTTACATTCTCAGCAACTATGTGACCATCAACTAAGATATTATACAAGTTCATCTTCGATAATTGTAAGTAGGTCTTCGATCTCTTCTCTGAGTGAATCATTAGTGA